CTGTGTCCCAGGCTTACCAACAGTCCCTTGTGGCTGCCTCTCTGTACGTGGACTACATCTTCCTTGATACCGATGAGCGCCGCAAGATGGCCCAGAACCCCCATGAATACCTCATTGAGCAGGTGCAGTTCACTGGTGACGAGTCCGTCGGTTCTTCTTCCAACAAGATTAAGTTGAACTTCAACCACCCTTGCAAGGAGCTTGTGTGGGTTGTTCAGCCTGATGCCAACGTTGACTACTGCGCTTCCTTGACTGGTGGTGCTACCCTGTACAAGACCCTTGGTGCCCAACCCTTCAACTACACTGACGCCATTGATGCTCTTCCCAACGCCGTCGTTGCCTTCGGTAATGAGGCGTCTGTTAGCGGAAGCACCATCACTGATGGTCTGTTCCAGCTTGATGGTGTTCAACACCAAGCTGCCGGTACCTCCGCCAATGGTGCATCCTTGACTGATGCTGGTACCTTCGTGCTTGCTGAGACTGCCCTTGACATGCACTGCTGGGGTGAGAACCCTGTGGTCACCGCCAAGTTGCAACTCAACGGCCAGGACCGCTTCTCTGAACGTGAGGGTTCTTACTTCGACACTGTCCAACCCTTCCAACACCACACCCGTGCCCCTGATTGCGGTATCAACGTGTACTCATTTGCATTGAGACCGGAAGAACATCAACCCAGTGGATCTTGCAACTTCTCTCGCATTGACAATGCCGTGCTTCAACTGGTCCTTTCCTCCGGAACTGTGTCTGGTACCAACACTGCTAAGGTGCGTGTGTATGCCGTCAATTACAATGTCCTCCGTGTGATGAGCGGCATGGCTGGCGTGGCGTACAGTAATTGATCGAATTGTTATGTGACCTTCAATGTTTGCGTAACCTTCAAACTAATAAAACGGATTAACCGTAAAAACAAAATAAAAATATTCTAATGTAAAACTTAATTAATTTATAAAAAATTATAAATTAATGCGTCATAATCGTATGTTATTAAATCTCTGTTTTTTTATTTTTTCTGTATTTTGCCAAATCTGCCGCCTTTTGTCTGTTATATTCGTCGTTGCCATATTTATCCTTTAATCGCAAACGTTGGTTTGCCTTGCGAATACGTGCTGCCTCACGTTTTTCTTCGTCGGTCTTTTTATTTTTATTTGCTACCATATCTTTATTATTTGTTTTTATTAATTCATCATTTATGCCGAATTGCACATTGTTCTCATCTTCGTTTGCAACATTATGTTCGGCACTTTCTATAAGTTCAACTAATACATGTTGAAGTATAACATCAGAATCATCTGCTTGTTTATCTATAATATTGAACGAATATATATCCATAAACTTGGTAAACACATCTTCCAGCACATAATTGCGTTTAATATGATTGCATCCAAAACAACAAGACTTTACATTGTCCAACGAATATCCCTTGTTATTATCTAGCCGGTCAACGCCATTCAAATGTTGCGAATTAGATTGTTTTCCACAAAGATAACACGGCTGACATTTAATTGCGTCAAAATCGTCTTGTGACAATGCAAAATCTAGGTTCTTTTTAGACGCACGAATTGTGTAGCGATTATATGAACATGAATTATAATCTGGAAACATCTCAGGAAATAACCGTCCCTGAATTCGTCCATTATATGTCAAAATATGCTCTACCCGACCGAGGAACGCATCCACTGACAAGGAAGCTTTCATATAATTGCACATTTGGCAACAACTTACGCAATTGTCAACGACATAACCTATTTCGGAATTTTGTCGGTCAATGCCGTTAAACCCCTTGTCTTGGATAGTTCCGCAATAATAACAGGGGGCTTTTACGATTTCATCAAACACGTCAGATAATAACCCAAATTCAATATTTTTATCGTTTGCTGACCGTTTATAATTGGAATAATGAATTTTTATATTTTCTAGTCTGCTTTGGTTGTTCGTCGCAACTTTCTCGGGGTTACGGTCTCGCCATTGCTTTGCATTTTCTGCATTTTTATTCAAATATTGGTCTACATCCGCTTCAATCTGACGATGCCGATAATTCAAGCCCTTCATTACCACTTTTTCGTAGTTATTTTCATTCCATTCTTGTTTTACGGCTTTTCGTTCAGGTTTCTGCTCAGCTATACGGGACAATTCATTGCGATGTTCCTTGTCTCGTTTCATATCTTGAATACGGTTCGTTTCTCTGCACGATGCACACGTTTTCGTGCGTTCCGCATTATGCCCGATGAATTGTTCTTCGTCCAAACTCTTACAACACGTCGTGCAAATTTGCTTATTTTGTTCAGGTACTGTTGTTTGAGCATATCCACGGCGAACACGGTCTTTTTCACGTTCCTTTACTAAGCATTCTTCACATGCAGATTTGGAGTAGTCTGTGTCTAATTGCGCTCGGCAACCTCGAACATACTGCTTGCATAATTTTTTGCCCATTGCAGCCGTTTCGTCCACGAAAATACATATTTGATGTTTCATACAATACTTGTTTTCTACGGAACGTTTGAATTTACAGTTCTCACTAGCACATAAAACAACCGTTTCTTTTGCTGTTATCTTGGACTGTTTCCCACGCTCTTTGCAATTTGAACAAGTTTTCGCACCATCAGGCAAATAATACGATTTTTTACAACCAGAACAAATCGTCTGATTTTCTATCATTTCGTCCGTATAATCAGACATATACGAATGGTTTTTACAAAACCGAGATTCGTTTATTGCATTACATCTGCAACCATGGCGATTTCTATCAATTGCTAGACATTTTGTCATTTTTATGTTGATAAATTGCATATATTTATTTCATTCAATTTTTTGAACATTTGAATATTTGAATGTTCAAAAATTAGCGATATTCATATTATTGTTTTTTGCTTATTAAAGCAAAAAATAACATAAAGAAATACTGATAAATAATGTATAGAATGAGCATAGACATTGTAAATCTCATAGAAAGCAATCCAATTACCAAGTTAAATGGTAATTATCAGTCAAAAATAGTTGAAAAGGTGCAACAACACTTTAATAATTACGAACAACAGATGTTTTTAGCAAGTTTTTATTGCTATTTGAAGCACGACAACAAGAACGATTTCGTAATTGACCTTGATAATGTGTGGAAATGGTTGGGGTTTAGTCAAAAAGTAAATGCAAAAATGCTTCTTGAAAAGAATTTTGTTTTAAATAAAGATTATACAAAATCGCTTTTGTTGCAACAAAAGCAAACGTCTGACGCAAGAGGCGGTCATAATAAAGAATTTATTATGTTAAATATTGATACGTTCAAAAAGTTCTGTTTGAAAGCCGGAACAAAAAAAGCAGATGAAATTCACGATTATTATATTAAATTAGAAACTGTTTTACAAGATTTTTTAGTAGAAGAAAGCAATGAATTAAAACTTCAATTAGAAAACGCAAAAAATGAAATCCTTCAAATAGAAGATAAAAAGAAACAAGAATACGACGCCAAGTTAGCGAAACAGAAGTGTTTAGAAAGGGAAAAGATATTGATGCAAGAATATGCAACGAGCGGTGCCCTTTTTTATATAATGAAGGTAAAAACGTTTGAAAACGGTCAATATATCATAAAAATCGGCGAAAGTCGGAAAGGAGTGTTGGGTAGATACAATGATCATAAAACTAAATACGAAGAGTGTTTGTTATTAGATTGCTTTGCAGTAAACAAGAGCAGAGACTTTGAAACATTTATAAAAGAACACGATTCAATTAGACGAAATAGAGTAACCGACCTGCCTGGTCACGAAACCGAGCTAGAACTCTTTCTAATCGGAAGGAACCTGTCTTATCCTGCGTTATTAGATATAATAAATAATAATATCAAATATTTCAACAACAATGATACACATAAGTTAGAACTAGAAATTCAACAACTAAAACTAATGTTGGAAATGAAAACATCAAATAACGACAATGTTTTAATTCACGAGTTGCTTCAAACTGTAAAACAGTTATCGGGTAAAATAGACAACCTAGAAGCGATGAACCTGGATATATTATCTAAAATAAATTCAACACAAATTAAAACTACTACGGGGTTCAATCAACCATTAGTAACTGTCGGACCACGTCTCCAAAAAATCAACCCGGAAACGATGGCTATTGTAAAAGTGTACGAATCCGTTGCAGAATGTTTGAAAGAATACAATTTCAAGGTTAAACGACCGAGCATTGATAAGGCGGTAAAAGAAAATACCGTTTACAAAGAATATCGTTGGTCATTTGTAGATAGAAATTTGGACCCGAATGTAATCCATAATCTGCCACCAACCAAAGAAACCAAGACACAAAACCTTGGCTACATTGCAAAGCTGAATGATGAAAAAACTGAAATATTGAATGTCTATATCGACCGAAAAACGGCGGCTATAGAAAATGGTTACGCTTCTCATTCTGCACTAGATACTCCTGTGAAAAACACTTCTTTAACTAACGGACATTATTATGCGCTATATGAGAAATGCACGGATGAATTAAGAAGTTCATTCGAACAAAAATATGGCGCCCCATTATTGTATAAAGATGGCGTCGGGCAATATACCGGCGACAACCAATTGGTAAGAGAGTTTGTTTGTAAATATGATTGCATAAAACAACTAAAAATGAGCGATAAGACCTTGTCAAAAGCATTGACTAACAATGCAATGTATAATGATTATTATTTTCGTATGATTGGTAGTAAAGTGAAATGTCACAATGAACCACCCTTTACCAAACATTCTTTGCACGCAGACTTGGAATAATCCGTATCTAATTGTGTGCGGCAACCACGAACGTACTGTTTGCACAATTTTTTACTGCCGGTTCATTCCAATTCAAAATACTTCTTTTCCAACAAAACTATCTGTTTTCTCTAACAATTTCTTTACGATACTTATATTCCTAAAATAATTATCGTCCATTTTATTTTTCTATTCATCCACATCATGCTTCGTGGTCGTTGTACTTATACATGCTATCGTATTCAATCTCGTTCTCATTATCAAATCCCATATTAGATATCAACAATTTATCTAACGTCTTAAACACAATACGTACAAATTGTGTGAATGTCATCTCTAATATGTTATCTTATTTTATTTCTAGATTATTTTACACATTCGGATAAAACGTATTTACATAGTTGATTTTGCTCCCAACCTCATTATACATCATATCCTTGCATATCTTACATGCTGCATCGTTACTCGGTTGTATCACCGAAAAATATAATTTTAAAAGATTTTTATTGGGTATAAAACCGATACGATTAAGCCAGTCGTTTCTGTTAATATGTATTTCGTTCTCCATTTCCAATAATATATATGTGTTGCTCCCATCTGTGTTACACAATGTATAGTAGGTTGAGTTTCTATTATTCATCTCCAAAATAGTATATCCTAACAATACAGTCAAATCACTGACATTTTTTGCAATATATGTCCGATCCCCACTGTGTTCTATCGTTGTATTATACACATCTCCTACCATCTTATCTATTGCAACCGTCATATTTTCAGTGTACTCATGTTGCACGAATTCGTGTAACCACATTTTCCACCCAGGTTGCTCGTTTATCATTTTCTAAAGTAATGCTGGATATTTATTTTTACATAAATATTGTCATTTTTCTATACATTTTTATGCCTAAAAACTATTTTCTTAGATAATAATATTTATTAAAAACTGCATAAATACTACTTATACTAAATACTAAATATGCTTCGTTCAAACACATTAAATACCCAAAATGACCTACTCATGTCTAGTTTAATGGATTTTTACAATAACCGTGATAATCTCAACAAAATGATAAAAATTATCAATGGCGAATCCGAAATATCCTTGCGCATTGTCGACTGGTTTGTTACAAATTATGCTAAAAAATATTACACTGTTTACGAACAAACGAGTGGTACTGAAAATATGCAAACAATTTCACGTTTCAAAGTGTATAATGATTATAAATTAAAACTCAAAGCGTATTCAAAAAAACGCTTTGACCCGTTTTGTAGATGGGACCGTGTATCCATCCCGTATGATAATCAACAATATATGGAGA